CATCAAGCGTGCCCAGTCCCGGCAAAAGGGACGCGCAAGCGGGCTGGATCAGCGCCGAAATGCGGGTCCCTTTTCACTTTGATGTTACAGGCTAAGGTCCCACCGCTTTTTGCCGCAGTCGTAGATTCGATGTAGCCCGTTCTCCTCACAAATCTGCCACTCGGTCTTGGTCATGTCACAACCGGGGAAGTGATTGGGAAGATGCTTGCGCTGGTACTTGCTCTTGTGTTGCCTACCAAACACAGCTCGACCCGTTGTGTATCTATAGTCCGGGTCCGTCTCGTGAGTCATTTCAAAACCAAGGGCTGCGTACATCGCACCAGAGAACAAGCGGTTGTCCGAGTAACTGGTCATCCGGTCACACATGCCCAAGGCTCGGAAGCTCTTTAACAACTTGCTCGCACCCCCGACCACCGTGTGGGTGGCGGCGTAGCGTACCAACTCCCAATGCCGCGCATCCTTGTTATGGCGGCTGGATCGGAGCATGTCGAAGCTCATGCACGCAACCAAGACACCTTCGTGCTGCAAGCCCAAGTTGACACGACTCTGCCGTGCGCCTTGGAGGTGGTTCGTGTTGTAGAACTCTCGGGCCTCGCCATGACCCACCTCTATTACCTTCGTTTTTCTGGCCGCGACCTTGGGCAGAGCCCCCACGGCAGACAGCAGCAAACGTTTTACGATCTGCTGCTTCAGCGCCCACTCATCTTCATAAATGTGGATGACCCGGATACCCTGTGCTTCAGCCAATTTATGCTTCTTGAAGTCTTTGCGCGGATCAGTCAGCATCTTGGTGCTGTGCCATACCAAGCCGTGGTACTCGACAGCCAAGTTCATATCAGGGACGAGCATGTCAAGCCGAAGTTTCGAGTCCGTGAGCAAGACCTCGTCTTTGACCTTGCAGTAGTGAGACAGGAAGTCTGAGACCTCGATCTGGGCTTTTGACGGGCCGCTCATCGCGCATTTTGGGCAACCTTGACCGGCCAAGTGTTTCTCTGGCATCTGCTGGAACGGGCCGTGGGTCAGGCAGTGGATTGTGACGTGCTCCCAGCTTCTGTCGTACTTAGCCTCGTGGTATGAGAACGTGTCGCCGTGGATCGACCGGGCCTTCTCCAAGAAAGTCTCGTGCGTCATTGCAGGCACACCTTTCTGGTTACACAAGAAGCACCCGTGCCCGTTCAGGTGCCCGTTGGGGGTCTGCTCGAAGTCCCCGTGCACGGGGCATGTGATAACGACCTTCTTGTTGGCTCGCACATATTCGGTTTTGCTGTAGTCGTAGTAATCGCCGTGGATGCCACGAGCCTTGGCTACAAACTCTTCCGTCGTCAGTGTCACGTTGCCTGAGCACTTCGGACACCCTTTACCTACCATGTGGTTGCCAGGCGTCTGCCTCCAAGGTCCGTGGATCGGGCAAACGATAGTAACAAGCGACATTGAATTGACGTACTCGACAAGGCTGTAGTCGTATGTTCCGTGAATGGCAGTTGCTCGCTCGATGAACTCATCTTGGGTCAAGAGTTTGACCCCAGCGCACTTCGGACACCCACCGCCTTTCATGTGCCCTGCGGGGCGCTGCATGAACGACCCGTGCTCAGGGCAGATGATTTCAACTGGAATGTTGTTAGAAAAGTAGCGAGACTTAGAGTAGTCGTATCGGCCCCCATGAACCTTCTTGGACCGCTCAATGAACAGAGCCGTGTCGAGCTTGGCTCTGCCTCCACAAGCGGGGCACCCCTTTCCGCTGAAGTGGTTTGAGGGTGTCTGCAAGAAGGGGCCGTGATCATTGCAGGTAATCGCCAAGGGTTTATAGCTAGCGGTGTAGTGAGACTCGGAGTAGTCGTACCTATCACCATGAACCTGTTTTGCTCTTTCGATGAACTCAGCTTTAGTTAGCTTCTTTGTCATAACCTTGCCTGATGTTATTTTTATTAGTGATACAGAGTTTACGCATGACTTCGTGGGTTTACAAGTCTTTTCTACACCAAATAGAATCCGCTTATCCTTGCATAAAGAAGTCTTATCAGATACTATCCGAGGTGAACGGGTCGAATTTCGCCCGTCGCGGTTTGCAAACCCGATTTCACCTGGAGAATTCTCATGGCTATTACCCTCTCAACTGGCGTCACGCTCGCCGTTGCCAAAACCTACGCGGTCCCCGTCACTGTGACGGTAGCCACCAACGCTGCAAACGCAACACTAACCACGTCTGCTGCCCACACCCTTAGCCTTAATGACTACGTTGAAGTCAAGTCGGGTTGGGGCCTTTTGGACCAGCGCGTCGTTCGCTGCATGGCTGGAACCACGGGTTCGACCGTTGTTCTTGAGGGAATTAACACCCTAGATGTTGCCAAATATCCGGCAGGTGCTGGAGTTGGTTCTATCCGCAAGATCACGAACTGGTCCCAGATCAGTCAAGTTAAGTCGCTGTCAGCCAGCGGCGGCGAGCAGCAGTTTGCAGACGTGACCAGCATCACCGACACGGTCGCGCGTCAAATGCCGACTCTGCGCGGTGCCGTGAACATGACCGTGGACTGCTTCGATGACCCGACCTTGGTCTGGTACAGCGACGTGGTTACTGCCGATGAAGCCCGCGCTCCGTATGGCTTGCTGATGCAGTTCCCGAACGGCTCCAAGCTGCTTGCCAACGCTTACTGGTCCTTGATGCGCGTTCCGACGATGGCTCAGAACGAAGCACTGATGACCCAGATCACGTTGTCGTATGCCGCCGAGCCGGTTCGTTACGCTGCTTGATAACTAAGTAGTGCCCGACCGGGGTCACGATCCCGGTCGGTATAAATACGGGCAAAGACCCGATCACCTGTCCTTCTACAACGAGGTTTTATCATGCTGAAACTTGTCCCGAGTTCCACATTCAAGCTCGACATCCTGATCCCCTTGCCCCAAGGCACCGAAGCCAAGGTCAAGATGGAGTTCAAGCACCTGAGCCGTTCCAAGCTCGAAGCGTGGTTGAAGAGCACCAACGACGAAGACGGCGAAGCCGCACGCAAGGACTCTGATGCGCTGCGTGACGTACTCGTGGGTTGGAGCGGCATCGACGCCGAGTTCAATGACGAGAACTTGGAACTGCTGCTGGACAACTACCCGTCCGCATCGCGCTCCATCATCAACGCATATCTGCCCGCTCTCTTGGAGGGCAAAACAAAAAACTCATCGAAGTAGCTCGGAGGCTTTATACGCCGCCCCCGGACTACGAAGAGTTAGAACGAATCGGAATCTCGGCGGAGGATGTGCAAGACACATCCCCCGTTGAGGTTTGGACCGACAACCTGCAAGTGGTAGATGTGTTTTGTGCCATGTCCCATCAGTGGCACCACGGAATGAGCGGACCCACGGGCCTGATGTATTCCGAGATAGAGACAGTGCTCAGGTGGACGGGGCAGGAAGTCGAGGATAAGCCACAGTTCTTCCACGACATCCAAGTCCTTGAGCGGACAGTGCTGGATCAGATTAGTAAAAACCAAGAATCAGCGCGGAGATAGCGGTTATGACCGATGCAGTAGGTGGTGGAGCCGGTGGTAACGCAGCAGCCACGCTGACGCTTGAAGTCAATACGGCACAAGCTCTCGCGGCTGTATCAAAGCTGCAAGTTCGCTTGGAAAGGATTGGCGCAACCAAGCCAGTTAACCCCGTAGCCACCAACGCTGCAGCCGACACAGCCTGAACGCTCGTCTCAAAGAGATGGAGCGTGAGTTAGCTCTTGCCAATGCGCAGATCGCCCAGTTCCAGAAAGGCACTGCTGACATGGGGCGCGCATCGGGCATGTCGCTTGCCGCTCAGCAGGCCAGAGACCTCCGCACCCAGATGGGTAACCTGTATAACCAGACGAAAGTCCTCGGCGCAGGTTACTCTGATCTAGGAAAGCAAGTCCTCGGTGCTCAGGCCCTGATGGAGAAGTACGGAAGGCAAACTTCACAAGCGTTCCTTGGTCAGAAAGCGTTCCTTGTTGACCTGATCCCGTCACTCCAGAATCTAAGCAAAGAGTCCATCGCTGCAGCGGCGAAGATGGCCAAGCTGGAAGCGGCGACAACCGCCGTGGGTGTTGCAGCGGGGAGAACCGCTGCTCAGGAAAAAGCCCTCGCTCAAGCGATGGTGAGCAACACTCAAGCTGCTGTCGCTGGCAACGAGACGGCCCGAATAAAGCGTCTAAAAGAGATAGCCGACGCGCTTGACAGGGTTAAGGCTAGAGAAGCTGCGGCAGTCAGCAACACGCAGGCTGCGGTTGCTGCCAACGAGACTGCGCGAATCAAACTCTTGAATGACAGGGCTAACGCGGCTAAGAAGGCTGCGGAAGCGGAGCTTGAACTAGCAAATGCTGCGAGAGCTTCAGCCGACGCAGCAGCAGACGCTCGCCAGAAAGCTGTCGCTGACCGGATGTGGGCACGCAAGTACGCCACGGACGCAGCCACAAAAGCTCAACTGGCGCTGGTCGCAGCCGAAAAGGCAAGTCTAAAACTGCTGACGGGTTCGGCGCTGGCTTCCAACGGTAGCTCGCAGTTGGCGCTGCTTGCCCAGCGCGTGAGTATGGCGGCTGCTGAGGCTAATGCCACGGATAAGCTGAATAACGCCAAGAAGAAGTTAATACCGACAATACACAGCCACGCAGCAGCCAACAAAGCACTGCACTTCTCACAGCAGGCACTCTACGCATCAATGCGCGGTGTAACTGGCGTGCTCGGTGGATTGTGGTTGTCATACGCCAAGTTGGTGCCGGTACTGCTTGCTGCAGCCGGGGCCACTAAGATGGTCAAGGACAGCTTCAGTGCTGGCCTTGAACTTAACTTCCTATCCCAGTTCGTAGCCACGATTGAGACACAGGGTCGCCGTGGCATCGAGGAGATCAGGGGCCTTCGTAACAACATTGCCACCGAGTTGATTGGTGTCTCGCGTGAATCCGTGTTCACGACACAAGAGAACGCGCAGGCGCTGCAGAAGTTGGGCTTGGCGGGAATCGAGTCGGCGCGTGGTATAGGGCTTCTGAAGACGGCAACGGACGCAGCCGTGTTCGGTCAAACGAGCTTGGCTGAATCGACGGGCATGATTCTGGACACGCTCTACAATTTCAACATGGCGTCATACGACTCCACGTTGATGGCTCAAGCGTTTGACCGCACAGGTAACGTTATGGCGCTGACCGCCGTGACGGTTAACACCAGTTTTACTGACCTAGCTAGAGCCTTCCAGAACATCACAGGTGTCGCGGGCACGTTCAACATCGAGATCGAAGAAGCGTCAGCCCTGCTGCAGAGCTTGGCAGAAGCAGGTATCCGTGGTCAGAAAGCGGGTACTTATGTGCGGAACTTCCTGGATGACATGCTCGGTGCCCCTATCAGCAACCGCGCAGAGAAGGTGCTGAACGAACTCGGTGTCGAGCGTTTCAACCCAGCCAACTTCGGACGCTTCGGTGTTTCTGAGTACATTGACGATCTCGTTGGCAAGATCAAGGAGTTGGACTTTGTCGAGCAGCAAAGCGCAATCCGGGCGATTAGTAACCAACGTTCACGTCGTGTTCTACGTCAAGAACTGATAAAGAGCTATGACGAAGAGTCTACGCTGCTGGTGAGGGTCAAGAAGTTGGCTGAAGAAGCTGACGGCTCTCTGAACCGCATGTCCGTATCGCTCAAGGACAGCGGCAGGTACGCCCTGTTGATGGCTCAGTCCGCGTATAACGCGGCGGTCACGCAGGGCTATCAGGATGTCAACGCTGACCAGAGCTTCCAAGACCTTGGCGGCATCTTGAAGGGGACCTTCAACTCTAAGGAGTTTGAGCAGATCGTCGGGTCCTTCGTGGGTGGCGTGGGTAACATCATGAAGGCTGCGGCGGTCACGTTCAAGTTCTTCGTTGACAACAAGAGCGTTATTGCGAGTGCGTTCGAGGTTGGTGGATTTTTCATAGCGGCGACTGCAATAGGTTCGCTGCTGAAAGTGGCGCTGGGTGCTGCGGCTTCGATGGGCGCTTTTGCGGCATCCGTGGGTGCTGCGGGCGGGGTCGTGTCCAAGGTGGCAACGCTGACAATGGGCCTGTGGTCCGTTC